TCGAAAGATGCATATACATATTCTTACTTTAAGAACGCATATGATGGAATAACTTCTAAAAATGAAGTTCAAGCAGTTGTATTACCAACTCAAAACTTTACTTACGATGCTAGTACGGCAGTAACACCATATGTAAAATCACAATTAATCTCCGGTGAAAGATATGATTTATTCCGTTTCCATACATTAGGACATGGTAATGGTGAAAATAAAAGATTTAAAGTTTCTATATCTGGTGTGAAGGCAGCTGGTGAAGATGGTGGTACTGATTATTCAGTATTCTCATTAACTATCCGTTCTTACTCAGATACAGATAAAAGAAAAGTAGTATTAGAATCTTTCAATAATGTTAACTTAGATCCAGGCTCAGCAAATTATATTGCTAGAGTAATTGGTGATAGATATAGTACAATTGATTCAAATGGAAAGATTACCGAAAATGGTGATTGGATAAACAACTCTAAATATATTAGAGTAGAAGTAGGAGAGCAAGGTTCATACCCTGTATCTGCTGCACCATTTGGACATGGAGCTTATTCTAATCCAATTAAAGCAACTGTTGAAACTATTGTTCCTTCAGCTGTATTACAAACTGGTTCGATAGCTAACACAACTGGTAACCCACAATATTATGCTGGATTTGATTTTGAATCAATCGGTATAAAAGATGATAACGCTAACTATATGAAACCTCTACCTGAAAGTGTAGGAGTTGGTTCAAATGTAGTATTTGGATTTGATGGAAATGTAAGTGGAGTTGGATTATCATTAGAAATGACTGGTTCATCAACTGTTGATATGATTAAGAGACAATTCTCTTTAGGTTTCCAAGGTGGATTTGATGGAATGAGCCCGAATAGAGAAATCGCTTTAGGTTCTTCAATTTCAACTGGAAATTCGCAAGGATTTGATTTAACTGATTCAACTAAGTTTGGTTCTAAAGCATACGCTAAAGCTGTGAACGCAGTTTCAAACGCTGATGAGTATGATATCAATATGGTAGTAACTCCTGGTATTGTAAGAAGATTACACCCAGCAGTTGTAACTGATGTATTGGATATGGTTGAAGCTAGACAAGATTGTTTCTATATAGCTGATTTAACATCAGTAAACGATACAATATCGCAAGTAACTACTCAGGCTAACGCAATTGATTCAAACTATATAGGTTCTTATTACCCTTGGGTTAAGACTGTAGATTCAAATACAAACAAACTAATCTCAGTTCCACCTTCAGTATTACTACCCGCAGTATATGCAGCAAATGACGCTATTGCAGCTGAATGGTTCGCACCTGCTGGTTTGAATAGAGGAGGTATTATAGGAGCAGTTAGTGTACTAAATAGATTAACACACTCTGAAAGAGATACTTTATATGAAAACAAAGTAAATCCAATCGCTTCTTTCCCTGGACAAGGTATTGTAGCATTCGGACAGAAAACGTTGCAAGATAAAGCATCGGCATTGGATAGAATCAATGTTAGAAGATTATTAATCAACGTTAAGAAGTTTGTTGCTTCTACATCTAGATTCTTAGTATTTGAACAAAATACGGCTCAGACAAGAGGTAGATTCATTAATACTGTACAACCTTACTTAGAAGGAATTCAACAAAGACAAGGATTGTACGCATTTAAAGTAGTTATGGATGAATCTAACAACGGACCTGATGTGGTTGATAGAAACATACTTGCTGGACAGATATTCTTACAACCGGCTAAGACAGCTGAATTCATTGTAATTGATTTCAACATCTTACCAACTGGAGCAATCGTTCTCAGCATAAACAAAAAAATGAATAACTAATATTTATTAGTATAAAAGGGAAAATAAAAAAATGGCAGAAGTATTAGAATTTAACGAAATGATGTTCACCAACTTCGAACCGAAGATGAAGAACAGGTATATAATGGAGATTGATGGAATTCAATCATACCTTATAAAAGCTGCAAGTAGACCTTCGATAAACTTTGAGACGGTGAAATTAGACCACATCAACACTTATAGAAAACTACAAGGTAAGGGAGAATGGCAAGACATTACAATAACAATGTATGACCCAATCGTACCTTCAGGCGCTCAACAAGTGATGGAATGGGTTCGTTTAGGATATGAATCGTTAACAGGTAGAAAAGGATATGCTGATTTCTACAAAAAAGATATAGATTTCTATATGTTAGGACCTGTTGGTGATAAAATCGAACAATGGAAGTTGAAAGGTGCATTTATTACATCTGCAAACTTTAACGATTTATCATTTGATTCTAATGACCCAGCTGATATCGAATTAACCCTTTCTTACGATTACGCAATATTGGAATTTTAAGATATTATTTACTACTATCTATATTTTGAAAAGGTTCTCTTAGTGAGAACCTTTTTTATTTTATAACTTTTTGTTTTCGATATACTTATATATACAACTAATAAAGGTTAAATATGAGCGAAAATAAATTTGAATTCCCAACTGAGGTAATTGATTTACCATCTAAAGGTTTGGGATACCCAGAAGGACATCCCCTAAAAAAAGGAAATATTGAAATTAAGTATATGACTGCAAGAGAAGAAGATATTCTTGCATCTCAATCCTTAATTAGAAAGGGTGTAGTATTAGATAAGTTGTTTGAATCAGTAGTTGTAGAACCAAATGTTAATATCAATGATATTTTTATTGGAGATAAGAACGCTATTCTATTAGCAACTAGAGTATTAGGTTATGGTGCAGAATACAAAGTAGAGATAACTGACCCATCTACATTAGAAGAGCAAGAAGTAATTATTGACTTATCTAAAGTAAAAACCAAAGATTTTAATGAGGAATTACTAAATTCTGAAAATCTTTATAAATTTAAATTACCAAGAAGTGGAACTGAATTAGAGTTTAAACTTTTAACACATGGTGATGAATTAGAAATTACAAAAGAAAACCAAGCACTGGCTAGATTATATAAAGGAAAGGGAGATTCTACATTTGATGTAACCACTCGTTTAAAGTATATGATTCAATCAGTAGATGGTAATAAAGATAGAGGGTATATTACTAAGTGGGTACAAAACTCATTCTTAGCATTAGATACTAAAGCATTTAGAAAATACGTTAAGGAAATCAGTCCAGATATGGATTTAAAGTTTAACTTCACTTCGGAGTTAACGGGTGAGGAGGAGGCACTCGATATTCCCTTTGGGGCCGGGTTTTTTTACCCTGCCGAGTAACTACTCAATTCAACTTCATGACCAAATTTGGGAAATGGTTAACTTCGGTAATGGTTTTACTTGGAGAGATGTTTACTTCATGCCAATACAATGGAGAAAGTTCTATTTCAAGAAGTTGATAGATTTAAAGAAAAAAGAATCAGACCAAATGAAAAAGGCTGAAAGACAATCAAAAGTAAGGGTTAGAAAATAATCCTTACTTTTTTTTTATCCAATATTTATAATAGTATAAAAGTATAAACACATTACTCATGGGAAAAAACAAAACAAACGAAGGTTTATTTGGAGCAGCAAAGAAGTTTTCAGATGCATTCTTTGATGGTTTATCTAAAAACGCATCTAATAGAATGATTCAAAAAGCTAGAAAGGCTGGATTACCAAAAGATGCTATCGATGTAATGAATAATATCCAAAAAGAAAAAGATTATTTAGATTCATTACTTAAAAAATATGAGAATTAATATTTGTTAAACAAAAATGGCAGATAATACTGAGTTAAAGACTAGACTTCAATTACTGAATGAAATTGAGGATAAAAATAACCGAATTGAAGCGGCCATAAAAAACTCTGCCTTAAATCAAGATTTATTAAACAGATATACAGATTTACAAAAATCTAAAAACAAAGAACTTATATCTCAATTAAAAATTGTAAACAAAACACGTTTAGAAGGATTATCACAAGCCGAATCTTCATTATCTTCAATAGGTTCAATGTACGATAATATTACTAATTTAGAAAAAGATAGAATACTTAACACTCTTAAAGTTGGAGATTTAACAGATACCCAATTAAAGGCATTTGATGAAATGGCATCTATAAACCAAAAGATATCTCAATTAGGTAGAGATGATATTGCACAAAGAGCTTTATTGGTAGATGAATATAAGGAACAAGCAAAATTAGCAGGAGATTTAAATGATGAAGGAAAAGCTGTACTAGCTAACCTTACTCAGCAAAATACGTTAGCATTAGAACATAGTTCTTTAACTAAAAAACAAAAAGAATTTCTTCAAAAACAACTTAATGTTTATGAAGGTATAAAAGATACAATCGGTGGGATATTAGAAACTGCATCATTACTTACATCAACTGTTGGTGGGGTATTGGGTAGTGCACTTATTGGAGCTGGTGTAGCCGGAAAAAAATTATTAGATACATCATATCAATTAGGTGGTTCACTTTTAGATACATCTAATATATCAACAACATTATTTGGAACTGTATTCGAAGATGCAGTCGGAACTACTAAATCTCTTTCAAAAGAATTTGGTGGATTAAGTGATGTATCTTTAACAACTCAATTCAGAACAAATGTAATAGCTAAGAATTTAGGTATAGGTGCATCTGAAGCAGCAGCCCTAACAGGTCAATTTGCTCGTTTAAATGATGGTTCTGCCTCAACTGCACAAAATTTAATACAACAAACTAAAAACTTAGCACAACAAAATGGATTAGTTCCAGCTGATGTAATGGCTGATGTGGCTAATTCAGCAGAAGCGTTTGCACTATTTGGAAAAGATGGTGGTACTAACATTGCTGAAGCTGCAGTTGCTGCTGGTAAGTTGGGTGTTTCAATGTCTCAAATTAGTGGTATCGCTGATAACCTTTTAGATTTCGAATCATCTATTAATGCAGAACTTCAGTTAGGTGCTATGTTAGGTAAAAATATCAATTTAGATAGAGCCAGAGCATTAGCATATGAAGGTGACTTAGGTGGTATGGTTAGAGAAACATTATCATCATTAGGTGGTATTGAAGAATTCAATAAAATGGATGTATTCCAAAAAAGAGAAGTTGCCAAGTTATTAGGTGTATCTGCTGATGAATTCCAAAAGATGGCAGCCAACGCTGATAAATTAGGTAAAAATGGAGAAGTAATACCAACTCAATACGAAGCAACCTTAAACACTATGAAGGCGTTTGGTTCACAAATCTTTAGTGGGATTCAAGGATTAGGTAGTATGGCTGTTGCTGCTGGACAAATGGGTTTCAGCTTAAAAGATGGTTTATCATCTATGAAAGGAATGGGTGGTTTAGGTGGAAAGATTGGAAAAATATTTAGTAAAGGAGCTCCAACTATGGATGGTCCACTAACTAAGGCTGGTAAACCTGATATGAGATTTAACTCTAATAAAGGGTTAGGAAAAATGTCTAAAGGTGGAGGAATGGGTGGAATGATGAAAGGTATGGGTGCCGGAATGAAAGGTATGGCTAAAGGCTTCGCTGCATTTGCTAATCCAGCAACTCTATTAGGACTAGCAGCAATTACTGCAGGAATTATAGGTATTGGGTATGCATTAAGAATAGCTGCACCTGGAATTGAATCACTTGGTAAAGCAATTGGTTCTATTGTAGAATCGATAGGTAATGCAGTAAAAACAATTATAGGTGGATTGGGTGATTTCTTTATGAAAGTAGCATCAGTAGCAACTCCAGAACTTGCATTATCTGTTTTAGGATTAGCTGGTGGGTTTTATGCCTTGACTGGTTCATTGGCAGCATTTGCAATTGCTGGAATAGCCGCAATACCTGCTATGTTAGCAGTTAGTGCTTTTGGAGCAGCAAGTGGACTTTTAGATTTAGGTGGAGATAGTGGTAGTAGTGGGGATTCTGATTTAATAAATGAAATTAAAGGATTAAGAGATGATTTAATTAGTGGTAAAGTTGGAGTTTATTTAGATGGAAAAAAAGTAGCTGCTTCGGTTGCTAGAGTTTCAAACGCTAATTCATTTAACTTATATAGTAATTAAATTATGCCAACATTAGAACAATTATTTAAAAATAGACAACTTCCCTCACAAGGTGGAAAGACTGCAGAAGAGGCATACGATATTAGAAATTCAAAAGATATTCGTATTTCAGCAGCAGACCCTTTTGTGAATACAGTTGGTATGTCTTTAGCTAGATTATCCAGAAAAACAATAGGTGCTAAAGGAAGTGAAACTTTATTAGAAGAAGAATTAACAGGTGCTAGAATTATTAGAACGGCATCAATGCCATTTATATATGGTAATGAAATAACAAGATTAACACTTAGAACTACTCCACTTTTAGATAAGATGAGAGAGGCCACTAATGGTGATGTAGGTGGTGGTGGATTATTAGGTGGTCTTATTTCTAAAGCTAGAGATTTCGTAAATGATAAATTAGGTATTCCATCTGGAGTAATACCAACAAAAGTAATAGGGTTTGATTCTATTTCTAAAAAAGGTGAAACTCAAAATAGAATGATTGATTTAGCTGAGATTAAAAAATCAGGTGAAGGTAAATTATTAGGACAGTTCTTAAAAGGTTTAGGTGGTGGTAATATAAAAGATATTGGTAAACAAGCATTAGGTAGTGCAATAAAATTAGGAAAAGATAAGTTAAGAGGGGCATTATTTGGAGGAGCTGGTACAACTGGATTCAATGGAGCATCATTAGCAGGCCTTAAAAATACAACAACAAATTATGGTAGTATTAATAATGCTACTGGTGTAACAATTGGAAATGCTGATAAAAATGGTATAATAGATGTAAAGGGTTTAATGTATTCTAAAACATTTAATTTAAAATTACCACCAAAGGTAGAAATACCAATGTGGGGTATTGATTTAGATGGAGTTAACTCAAAGGGTACAGATACAAGAGTTGGTTTAGATAACAATAAACAAAATGACCCAAATCCTAACAAACTTGATTTTGTTGATATATCCGATGAAGGTGGTTTAGGTGGAAGATACTCAAAAGCTCTAAAAGACTTAGATACACCAAATAAGATATTATTCAGTTCAAATCCTGATAGAAAGGGTAAATCATTTGCAAGTAAGATTAAAAGACCAATATCAAAGGATGATTTTATAGAAAAGAAAAGAGGTATGGGTCAGATATCTGATACTATAAATAAAACATCAATATTTGATGGAGACACTAAAGATTTGGGTAATGGTAGTACGTTAGATGATTATGATTTTGTACCATTAAAGTTTACTTCTGTACATACAAATAAAACAGTACAATTTAGAGCAACATTAAGTGGGTTGACTGAAGCACTTTCTCCATCATGGGATTCTCATAAGTTTATTGGTTCACCATTTAGTAATTACACATATAGTGGAATAGAAAGAAGTGTAACTTTTAATTTTAAAGTTTATTCATTAAATGCAGAAGAACATAAAATAGGATGGGATAAAATTAACTTTTTAAATTCATTGGTATTCCCGCAAGGGTATTATGATTCATCGGCAATAGTTCCTCCATTTATTAAATTAACTATTGGTGATTTATATAAAGGTAAATTATCATTTATCGAATCTTTATCTCATACATGGGATGATAGTACTCCTTGGAATGTAACTAATAAAGAACATAAAGTATCGGTGAATGACGCGAATACTATAACTGGTACTTCAGAAGATGCTGATATAGATATGAAAGGATATAGATTGCCATTTATTACTGATGTAGCAATGAGTGTTAAATTTTTGTTAAGTAAAAATAATACATCATCCAAAAAATTCTATTCATTTACACCAACAACATAATATGGCAAGTAGATACGAAAATAACAGAAGTAAAAAAATTAATGATGGTAGGGTTGTATATCGTTCTAAGATATATCCTGAAATTCCATTAAGAGATGATGATATCTATGTAGCAAGTGAAACAGGTGATAGGTTAGATACTCTTGCATTTCAGTACTATAAAGATTCATCACTATGGTGGATAATTGCATCAGCAAATAACATACATAATGCTCCATTTGGTTTAAAGGATGGTACAATTTTAAGAATACCACAAAACTATATTGAGATAATAGTAAATTTTAGTGAATAACAGTTATGGGAACATTTCCAAATTTTTCAAATATTATAGGTTACGCTCAAGAGAAATTAGTCGGCCGTAAAAATAGCCCCTATGCAATATCTAAATTAAATGCATGGGTAAGAGTAACATCTGGTGTCTCATCTGAAACAGCAGATGGTTTAACAATAGTATCTAATCCAAATTTTAAATTATTTGCAGCTGCTGGTATTTCTTCAATCTATGGAAATGATAAACAAAGTGGTACAATTGGTAAAACTTGGAAAGGTGCCGCAGTAAACCCATCAGTAGGACAAGGATATAGACCATCTCCTATAATTGAATCAATTGAGATTGATGAGGGTGCTGGTAATTTAAGTAGAAAGGCAAACTTTCAAATAAAATGTTTCTCAAAAGAACAAATGGAGTTAGTAACTCAGTATTTCCAAGAACCAGGATTTAGTATTTTTTTAGAATGGGGATGGAATACTGATGATGGGGTTAAAGGTATTGTAAAAGAACTTACCGCAGATGCTATTTCTAACTTTAATAATTTTACAAACGTAAATGAACGAAGAGCATTAGGTAAAGGTGAGTATGATAATTATTTAGGATTTATAACAGGTGGTGGTTTAACAACTGAAGGTGATACATGGACTGTTGGAGTTAATTGTACGGGTTTTACAGAATTACCATCTTATTTGGTAAATGGTGATAATGCTGGTGCTAAAAAGGAGGAAAAGCCTAAACCAGAAAGTGATTATAGTAATCTAAGTGGTAAATACTTGGATTTAGGAAAAAAAAGGTGGATGTTTTGTTTCAATGCACTACCATCTAGTAGAAAAACCCCTGAAATTAAATCATTAGAAAGTAAAAATGATTTTTCACTTAGCAAAGTTCCTATTGCAAATATAGTAAACTACATAAATTTTGACCCAAGAATAGCTGATAAAGTAAATAAAAACGCCGATGGAACTATGCTTAGTAGATTTTTTAATGTTGGTGGTGGAACACAAACGGACAGTGAAGGGAACAGTAAAAGAATTGAAATAGTACCAGGAACTCCATTAACTGATGAAAATAAATTCATTAGATTTGGTACTTTGATGAGAATAATAAATCAAAGAGAATTAAAAAGTTTAAAACTTGGTTCAAATAATAATGTTTCTATGATATTACACTCTTCGGATTGTGTATGTTCGGCATTTAAAAATATGTTTAGTACAGATAAAAGTAAATTATTTATACCAAATAAAGCAGTACCTAAGTTTGATTTTATAGCTGCAAGAAACTCAGAAGAAAGATTAAATGCAATTCCAGAAAAAACTACCGATTGTTCAATAGACGGTAAGAATGGTTTAAATATAGCATTTCCATATGAAGGAGATATTATAAGTGGCTCCATACAAAACGGCCCTGCTGCAAATCACAGTGTAGATTTTTCAAACACATTAAAGAAGGATGCTGGTACATGGGGGTTATTGGATGATTTATATGTAAATTTTGATTTTGCTGCTAGAATTTTGGATAGTACAAATATAACTATAAAAGATGCGGTGTATCAAATACTAAATGGAATGTCATCTGCAGTTAATGATTTATGGAATTTTCAAATATTGGAAACTCAAGCTACAAACACAATTGAAATAGATGGTGTTAAAATAAAAAAAGGTGATAGTATTGTTTCGATAAAAGAAGTAAACTTTACACCAAAAGGAGAACCACCTGAAGTTTTTAAATTTAGTTTACTTGGTACTGATTCGATTTTTAAAGATGCATCTTTAAAATTGGATATAAGTGGGGCAAAGATGAATCAAGTTATTGGAAGTAGATTAAATATAAAATCAAATAAAGAAACTCAACCAAATGTTGGAAGATTAAATGCAATTGGTCTTAAAGATAAGATTTTATACGAGGTTTACAGAAAAGCAGAAGAAGCAGATAACACCAAAGATGAATCCGAAAAAAACGAAACGGAAGTTGAACAACTTAAAGAAGCTAATTTCTTAAACTTTATAGGTAAATTAGGACAATACCCCAAAGTACATATCAGAAACTTCAAAAGATTTAAATCTGACACAGTAATAAATGGGTCATTTGATGTTAATAAGACTTTATACGTTGCATCATATGATGATAAACAACTTCTAAAGTTAGCAAAGGGTGATATCAAAAGTTATAGTGATATGTCTCCGTTACTACCAATTGAGTTTACGTTTACTATTCATGGTATTAGTGGTATAAAGCGAGGGGATAAGTTTGGTGTAATCGGAATCCCTAAAAAATATGATGGTGGATTTTTTCAAGTACTTGGTGTAAAGCATACAATACAAGGAATGGAGTGGACTACTGAGGTGACCGGTGGATATAGAAACACAAAAGGATTTTAAATATGAATATAGATAGATATAAACAACTTTTAAAATCATCTGATTATGATGAAATAAACATCTCATCAGAAATACCATCTATAACAAAAACTCAGTATAAGCGAGGGTATATTGAACGTAGTTTTATTCAAAAATCAAATGATACTTCCTCTAATATATTTGAAGTTACAACTGATGACGCTGGTTCATATTCACAAAACCCATTTTATATTTCTGTTACATTAGACTGGAGATTGACTGGAGACCCCATCGATGTAAAGAAATCCAATACAGAATCATTAAGAATAGCATCTAAGACTATTCCTAAGATTTCATTATACTTACCAAATCTTTTACAATTTCATAAGAAATAATTTGGTTATTCCAATTATTTTTCTTATATTTGTTAGATGGTTGTAGTAGAATCTAATAAAGAGATAGAACATTTTATGCAAATGTGGGAGAATAATCCTTCCATAGTTGTACCGATATGGTGTGATTTGGAAAAGCATCCAATGAACAATGAACTTGCGTTCTTATTCGTAAGGATAGAAAATACTGACTTTATACTCATATACAATCATATTGATGGTAAATCCCATCATTTAGACCTCTCAACCTCCACACAACCAAAATGGGTATGGAATAAGAAGGGTTTACTACAAACTGATACAAATATACAAAATATTTTTGATATATCCAATTATAACTTCTTTGAAGGTGGTAAACTTATACCCGATGAGGTACAAAATCAATCATTTATCTCACATTATACCCGAATGGGTGTAAGAGAAAACTTAGGAAAGATTGCACCTTTGATGAAATGGAATGAATATCTTAAATCATTTATTGATAAGTTTAATCTTCCTACTCCTTCTAAAAGTTGGATTGATGATACGATGATTCCTCTTTTATCAGATATTGAACGATATGGATGCCGCGTCGATGAGAAAAAATTTATTGATAGGTATCCCAATGCTACTAAACATCTAAAAGGTAATACCCTTTATACCGAATATAACCCATATACAGTCACTTCAAGACCCTCAAATAGGTTTGGTGGTATAAACTTTAGTGCTCTTAATAAAAAAGATGGTACAAGAGAAGTATTTGTTCCCAAAGAAGGTCATATATTCCTTCAAATGGATTATGATGCATATCATCCCCGTATTATCGGTAAGTTGATTAAATACGATTTGCCCAAAACATCGGTACACCAATGGTTGGCAGACCAATACGAAGTTGATTATAGTGAATCAAAAGGAATTACATTCCAATTACTATATGGTGGTATACCTGAGGAGTTTGACTCTATTCCTTATTATAAGAAGGTTAGAGAGTACATTGAGGTGTTATGGAAGGAATCATCAAAGAAAGGGTACTTATCGACTCACAATAGAGATATACCTCTTAGCTCGATAGAAGGTGTGAATCCACAAAAGGTGTTTAACTATCTACTTCAAGCAACTGAAACTGAATTGAATATGGGGATAATGAAAAAGATGTTGGAGTTTATAAAGCAAACCGACATTGAGTTAACCTTATATACTTATGATTCGTTCTTATTTAGTTTTCCACTCGATACTCCAAAAGAACATGCACTTAAATTAAAAGAAATTGCAGAATCATTTGGATTTCCTATAAAGGTTGATTGGGGAACGGATTACTCAAAAATTTAATATTTATAGGATATAGGAATAATTACACTATGGAGAGAAGAGAATTAATCAAAGAATTACTATCAGAGTTATCTTATCGTTCTAACGAAGGATACCCTATTTTAGATAACAAAGAACATATATCAATCCTTGCTGAGATATTAGATGAGTTTGGATTAGGTTCAATCAAAAACGAATTAATTGAAAATCTTTTAGAAGCAGAAGCCAAAAGTAAAACTGATGATTTATATAAAAACATCGGTGGTACTGGTTATGTACTTGCAAAAGATTATGATAAGTGGGAAAAGAATAAAGATGCATATACTGGTGACAAATTCACTAAAGGTAAGGATGGTCAATATACAAAACAAGATGGGGATGGTACTGCCGATGATACTCCAAAAACAGGAACTGCAGTAGATGTTAATTCTGATTATGCAAAGGCAGAGAGAGAAAGAGTGAAACGGGTAAATGGTAATGATAATAAAGAATCATCAAAAACAAAAAATAAATCATTATCAAATGTAAATACTCAATCAAGTGAAGTTTTTACAGAAACCGAAACAGGTATCAGTGATGAAGCATTTGCAAATGGTAAGGCAAAGCCAATATACAAAGATAAAAAAGACGAACTTAATGCATCTGATTTAGATGAGTATTTTAAATCTAATAAAATACCTAAAAAGTATCAAAAAGTAATTACAAGACTAATAAATACTCAAAACGGTAAACAAGAAATTACTGACTATATGACAGGTGTTGGTGCAGGTGTACTACCATCACAGGCTGGTGAAATATTAACAATGTCATCAATTGGTATGAGTGATGAAGAGTTTGAAGGATTTATGTCAACTCTTGAAAAACAAGTAGCTAAATACCCAAAAGGTACAAAGCCAATTATTACCAAAGAATGGCTCGAATCCGTAAGGCACGTAAGAACTGTTACAAATAAAAGATATGATTCACAGTTCGGTAAAGGTAATTGGGAAATTTCTAATGTAGCATGGGATGTTCCAGCTGAGTTTGAGGCATTAGGTAACGATAATTATAACGAAAATAAAGGATTCTCAAGTGATATGTACGTTAAAGTTAGTTCTAATGGTAAACCGGTGTTGGATGAAATTTCACTTAAAAAGGATTCTAATGCAAACATATATAATGGAGTTGTTACTGATATTAAAGAATGGTCAAGTAATGTACCAGACGCTGCAGATATTGCTAAATATAAAAAAGGTGAAATTGAACGACCAACTCAATATGGAAAGGATGCAGTAACTTTACAAGTTGATAGAAAAATTTTAACATCTGAATTGGTAATGAAAAACAAAGAGTTGAGAACAACTCTAAATGCATTAGGTGTTGTTTCGGGTAATGCAAAAGATGGGTACAAAGTTGAACCTAAAGCAGAGGAAATTATTAGTAAATTAGAATCAATGCCAATCCCACCGCCAATTGATTTAGATAGGTTTAAAGAAACATTCGGAACTGGTGATAAAACAAGATTTAAGAAATATTTAATCATGCATGCCGCTGTACAAAGAGCAAAAGAAATTTCTGAAGGAAATACCGAAAAAACCACTGCTAGTGAATTTTTAAATAATCATATTGGATATGAAAAGGGTGACGATGGGAAATTTCCAGAGGGTTCAATTAAACGATATCAAAATGATACTATACAGTTTTTAGTAGAGGATGAAGAGGCAAAAGAAGGATGTTTAAATGCTTTGGCAGAAAAATTACCAATGAAAGCATTATTAGGAGGTGAAGAAAAAATGGCAATAGGTGGACTATCCGCAGACCCTAAAACTTTAAGTAGAGTTTTTGGTATTTCAAGTTATGACGATTTTAAGGCTGGATTAACAATGAAAGAAGATGAAGATGGTAATAATTTCCTTGTTTATGAATCAAAAGGACCACCTGCAAAATCAGTACCAATTTCAATAGTTAAAGTAAGACAAAAAGGACAAGGGTATGCATCAAGTGTAGGGTTGGAATTTGAAATAGCACCTGAATTTGCACGTGCATTATATGATGCAAACAAAGAAGAGTATCCGCCGGAGCCGGAAATTTCTAAAAAAGAAAGAAGAAGACTTAAAGTAGATTCCAAATAAACCACCCCCAAATTTATTATTTGATATTTATAGGTGATTGAATAATTTTTAAGAAAAAATATGAAAACACAACTATTGTGTACATTTACTTCTAAGGATACTTTACAAAAGACTCTACAAGATATTAGAGAGACTTATGTGATAGTGTATAACTATATCTATATTTTACAGAATAAGTCAAATTTGGATGAATTGTATGTTACCTATAACATCAATACCGAGTTTAAACCTCCACATCCTTTAGAAGATACTATACTAATACACAGAAAAAAAGAGTCAAATACTTTATACACCATTAACGCACTAAACCAATTAGTTAGAGAAGAAAATGGTGGTGTATTAGATAAAACATTTATCATTGATTGGCAGAAATTTAGAAATTCAATAATACTCACAAATACAGAGGGTACTAAGCGTATTCAAACTCGCATCTTTGAGGTTATCGAATTTAATCAAAAATAAAAAATAAGAAATGGCAAAATTCACAAGAGAACA